GGCGCATAAGTCAAATTATTTTTCTTTGGAATACTTAACATCGTGTTCGTAGAGGAACATTAAGCAGCACATTGCATGCGCTAGGTGATGCATACCAGATTCTGGGTCAATAACTTCACCTTCTTTATATGCCCAAAGATGTCTTTGCATGGCATCAAAGTATCTTCGTTTGGAATCTGGAACATGTTTCCAATTATCTGGCTCATACTTTTCCGCACCAAAGGTCAACACATCTACGGTTGCACGCAATGCGAGCGGAGGAAGCAAACCATACTGAGGTTTACCACCATCAAACTTTCGACCACCAGTAGTCGCAGTCTGCGAATTCTTGACAACATCTTTTGTAGCCATAACAAATCCTCAAAGAAAAAGTGGGGCTACGGTAAAGCAGCCCCACCATAGTTCTTAGGCGAAAAGACCTAAGCGATATGCCTGTGCAATCATAGTGCGAGTTGGCTTACCGATACGGTATTTGTTAACCGTATTACCCTTGCTGTTAACAGCAGTATTGCTGTAAACGCAGTAACCCTGTTCACGCAAAGAACGAATTGCTGAAGCAGGATGGGCGATGCCAAACTGGCTTTTAATTTGCGCAGAGGTAACTTCTTTACCTGATTGTAGTGCTTTTAGCAAAGTTGCTTGTCGACTCATAGTAGATTTCTCCATTATTAACCATCATGAAAAAAACTGGGGAAGGGGATGGCAACCCTTTCCCCAGAAAACGAACTGCGACAGGGATTATGCCGCAATTCCGTTAGCACGCAGCTCGGCTGCGAATTCGTCTTCATCGATTACGACTTTCTCAGAGTCGTCGATAATCTTTTGAAGTTTAGCCTTGGCTTTGGTGTTAGCTGAAACAACAGAGCCAGCGACTTTGTTAACATCTAGCTGAGGAGAAGGGAAGGCAAACACAGCACGACTGACAGTGTTATGTTTGGACAACCAGATAGGATAGCCAATTACTGGACCACCATTTGCTCGCTCATCGTGCAAAGCCCAGAACAGCTTTTGCACTTCTTGGTTAGTGATAGTAGGTTGCGTAGCCAACTCAGGTTTGTGTTTGATGTAGGCATCAATGCAACGCTTTTGACCTTTTGACAAATCAGAATAATTCAACATGATAAAGTTCCTTTGTGTGATGTGTGTTAATTAAACAGTGGGATCAACGACTACGGTATCGGCTGTCGCATCGACAGGTGTCTCTGCTTCAGTTTCAACCAAACCCTCAGCTACCTTCTCGAACAGATCGACGAAGGCAAGGCGAGTAGCATCATCAAATCGATTGGTGCACAACTCGATTGCTTTCTTCTGATCTTTGAAGATTGCAAAGGCACGCACGATATGGATGAGTCGGCGAGTAGTAATAACCTCATCAACGCCACCTGCGTCATGCGTTTTACGGATAGCATCAGCCCACTTGACCATGTTATCCGCAAATTGTTCATCAAGACAGTCAAGAGACTTCATGATGTTCGAAACGATCTTAAGTTCAACCCTACGCTCAGGGTAATCCTGATCGAAGGTAACGGCGAATCGCTCCAAGAATGCTTCGTTCAGCACGTTAGTGCCAATGTAACGACCATCGTCCGAACCCTTACCTTTGGTGTTTGCAGTCGCAAAGACGTTAAAGCCAGCAGCAGGGTAGATGAGTTCGTTCTTGAGTTTGAAATAGTATGGCTTACCCTCAAGGATAGGTTGCAAGCACATCAGTGTGTTTGCGTTACCTGCATCAAGTTCGTCAAACAGAATTGGGATACCAGTACGCATGGCAACAATAACTGGACCCTCGACAATCTCTACGTTACCGTTGAGCAAAGTCTTAGTGCCAATCAGCTGGTCTTCGTCTGTCATCTTGTTGAAGTTAATGCGGATCAAAGGACGCTTATGCTTAGCGCAGATCTGCTCAATAGAAGTTGACTTGCCGTTGCCTGTTGGACCACTGACAAAAGCAGGATAGAAAATCTTGGACTTGATGATGAGTTCAAGATCTTTGTAGTTACCAAAGGGAACATAGTTTGCATCAACCTTTGGAATCAGAGAGTCAGTATTAGTATAGTCCACAATCACGCTTTCATCAGATGGCTTGACTGCAAGATTACCTTGAGTCTCGTATTTGCCTCCTGGGAGGGCATACAGACCACGATCAACTTTCGTCTTCATAAGCCAGTGGGGGTATTTGTTAGTGTTCAAAGCAGCCATAACTGCCATCAAATTTTGTCGAGAGACGACACCCTTGCTGATAGCATCAGGAAACATCTCAGCGAGTTTGGTATCAAATTCAGTCTTGAAGGTCATCACGTTCTCCATAATAAAAGTAAGTTTACATCAGGTCAGATTAAAAGTCAAGCATTGCAAACTCATTTCCTTCGTCGCTCGGTTTGGCAAGGCAAGACTCTCAATCATAACATTATTATACCCCAAATTGGAATAAAAGTCAAGCACTTTTTACAAGTTTTTTCAACTTTTTTTCCCCTGTAAAATCAACAACTTAGGCGATCATCTCAACAAATTGGTTCAAGAGGACTCGGTTTGTCTTCTGGATATTGAGAAAATTGCCAAACGCACGAGCAATCTGGGTCGAACTCATGTTCTTGTTGACGCTAAGTTCCTCATCTACGATCTTCAGTTTCTGAGAAGGTAGGAAGAAGAATTTGTCATGTCCAGTTCCTGGGACAACAGCGAAGGATTGTTTCCTAGCTTGACGCTTGATCTCCTGAGAGACTGCCCACTCAGTTGCACTGTTGCCATTGGTATTGACGTTGTTACGAACAAACCAGAGCAAAGAACGACTTGAGTTGCGACCAATATAGAAACCAATCACATTGCAATCATGACGATCCTTTATGACCTGCAACAATGTGCGTGTCTGCTCAGAACCGTAGTAAGGCATATCGTATTGACGCTTGGTGACTGGATCCTGAAGATAGGTAACAATCTGTTTCTTAACTCCATTGTCATAGTCATAGCCTCTACGATTCATATACTCACCATCGTAGTCATTCAACGAACTACCCTCACCATCAGTAAGAGTAATAAACTGAAGTTTCTCGATGTTGTTGTTTCGTTTGAACTCACCAAGATACTTGGTCATAAACACCAACGATTCATTAAGTGGTGTTGAGCCAAGAGTGAATCGACCGAAATAACAGAACATATGGTTGATGCTCTCGATAGCTGTGTTGAACTCAGTAGTGCTCATTTTGTGAGAGAACAATTCTAACAAATGCATGTTGTGCATGTTCCAACCACTAACTCTAGTCTTAGCAGAGCCATCTTCATTTCTTTCGATGTTACCCTCTTTGTCACGAATGTAGGGGTCACGACGAACTGTAGCGTAGTCTGAATCAACTTCAGGATCCCAACCTGCTGGGCGACGACCAAACGCATCAGTGAACGCAAACACCTGATAAGGGATCTGCACACGCTGGCAGAACATAGCAAGGATCGCAGTTTGCTTCAGCGTATCGTCAATGTAGTCACTCATAGAACCTGACCAGTCGATCAAGAAAACCATACCATGGTTTTTATCATCACGCACCTCAACGACACGTTTGAAGATATCTTGAGTCAAAGTATGAACAGCAAGTTTGTTGACATTCAGCTGACCAGTCTTAGACTCTTGAGACCTAGCGTATTCGGTTGCGCTCTTGCGCATCTCAAATTCTTTCACAAGGTAGTTAACAATGCGCACGTTCTCATTTCTGAATTTGATTGCATTCTCCTTGCGAACCTTCAGGTAGTTAGCAAATTCTGTCTCAAAGGTTTCCTCATAGTATTTCATCTTGAACCAACGCTTAGCGTCTTTCTCGTGCTCAGCGAACACTTCTTTGTATGGAACAAGGATAGGATCTTCTTCAAATTCTTGGAATTTAAGATCTACGTTCTTAACGATCGTGTTGACATCAGCAAGAGTCTCAAGTTTTTCTCCGAGGACACGTGCAGTCACTGCTTCCAAGTCTTTATCTTCTACGCCTGCAGTTTCGTTGGCAGTATCAGATACAGTGCCATCACGTGATGCTTTACCTTCTTGCTCAACAGCAGGTTCATCTTCTTCAGCTGTAGGGTGTGGCATACCTTCATTTTCAAGAAGCTGGATGTCTTCATCTTCATCCATTTCGTCACCATACAGTTCTTCGAACTCATCGTCTTCATCTTGCTGCGCATCAAGCATATCTTGCTCAACGTCTTCAGCAATCTCTTGTTCAGTGCGGTCTTCCTGTGCTTTCTTCTTAGCCTCAACAAGTTGTGCCTTCGTATAGTCCCAAATGTCTTGGGCTAGTTGTCTCACATCTTGAATTGAGTCGCATGTTTCGGCACGACGAACAAATTCGAATTCTTCTCTGGTGAACTTAACACCACAGTTGAAACCTGCTTTGAAGTAAAGGTTGATTCGGTCAATCAACAGAAGAGATTGCAGTGGTGCTTTTGATGCACCAAAGAAGTCTTTGTCATTGAGTTGTTTGTAGCCTAGCGTAAAAGTCTTACGCAAGCCAGGATACCGATTCTTCATCTTTCGCTCGATGCGAACATCCTCGATCACATTTAAGTAACCAAAGAGAGAATGGTAGTTTTCGGTTTTGAGATATTCTTGGTCGGTGAACAAGGCATGACCGACTTCGTGAGCAATGAGCATGTCCTCAATCTCAACAGTCATGTTCTGCCATTGCGGAAGAACAAGTGTGCGTGACTCAATATCAAAGGATGCGGTACGCACTGGGGCACGGATCACGTGCAGGTTTTCGGCTGCAAGTAGTCGAGCCAGCAAGTCTTTGCTGTTAATTTGCATAATATAGGTGTCCTTTCACATTCAACGTAGGAAGAAGTTTACCCCCAAATTGAATAAAAGTCAAGCACTTTTTACAAAAAAATTTCCCCTGTAAAATCAACAACTTACAGGATTCCCCTACTAGGGGTAGGGGTTTAGGCTGCGGCGATGCAAGAAAAGTCGTTCTTTTTCTCGAATTTGATGACGGATCTGAACTTGTCAAAGAGTTGGTCTCCCTTGTGAGAAATTACAAACACGTTCGTCTTGTCGTCGAGTTGATTCATAACGCTAAGGAAGTAATCAGTTCCTGACGTATCCAAACTGGAATCAAAGATCTCATCAAGAACAAGAAGGTTAGTATTGACAGAATTCTTCATCCTAGCAATCTGACGCCAAGTGAAAAGGATAGCCAAGTCGATGCGCATCTTCTCGCCTTCCGAGAATGAGGCATACGTAAACTCATCACGATGACGAGACTTGATAGTTTCGTTAAACGATTCATCAAGTTCAAAGTGGACGTAGAAGTCCATTGCCTGAAGATACATGTTGATCAACTTGTTCATCGCAGGCAAGTATTCACGAATGATCGCTGTCTTGATACCAGTATCCTTTAGCAATGTTGACGAGACTTCTTGTAGATTTCTTAGCTGTGAAAGTTCAGTTTTCTTATCGATATAAGTAACTGCTTCCTGAGCCAATTCCTTGAGTTTGCGTTTCTCTTCATCAATGTTTGCTGTATCGGACTTGGTATTCTCAACATCTGAATTCATCTTTGCGATCTGTGAAAGCAAAGTAGCATTACTAGTATTTAGCGAAGCTATCTCAGCATTTAGCACATTCACTTGAGAATTTATTAACTCAACTTCCTCAAGACGAGCATACATCTTTTCTAACGCTTGCTCAAACTCTACTCGCTTTTCAACTATGGTGTTCTGCTCACCAGTAAGTTTTGCCACGATAGTTTCTTTATGGTCGTGAGCGATACCCTGCGAGCAAGATGGGCAAGTCTCATTGTCTGTAAAGAATTTGACGCTTTCAAGAAGATCAAGTTCCTTGTTCAAGTATTTCTTATGCATACCATCACACTTCTTGATATCAGAAGAAAGTGTTTGGGTATCAGAAACACTAGCGATTAGTTGTCCGACGCTTGTTGAGAGTTCTGTGATTCGTTTTCCATTTGCTGCGATTTCTGATTCGTTGTCAGAGATTCGTTTTCGGATTCCTTGAATCTGTTCTTTCTTTGAAGTAACAAGTGATTCGATAATCTTCTGCTGTGAAGTAACTGCTTGTTTTGAGACTTGAATTGACGATTCAACACGAGTTAGTTCCTCCTTGGTTTCTGAAACCTTTTCTTTGAGAAGCTGATTCATACTTGAGAAAATCTTAATATCAAGAATGTCTTCAATAACTTCTCTGCGCTGCGAAGAAGGTAGCTGCATGAATGGCACAAACGATGCGCTACCGAGAATAACAACTTGGGTAAAAGTTTTGTAGTTCAGTTTTAGGATCTGCTGCTCAAGAATCTTTTGATAGTCACGTGATGCGGCATCCTGATTCATCAGGGTATCGTTTTGATAGATCTCAAAAATGTTTGGCTTGATCCCTCGGATAACTTTATAGTTATTGCTTCCGATAGAGAACTCAATAGTAACCAAGCATTGTTTCTGATTGATGCTGTTGATCAACTGATTCTTGTTGATATTCCTAAAGGGTTTACCGAACAAAGAAAAGCATAATGCATCTAGGATGGTAGACTTACCGTCACCATTTTTACCAACGATCAAGGTTGAGGAAGATCTATCTAACAGAACCTTAGATTCTACGTTGCCTGTTGATAGAAAATTCTTCCAGCTTACATACTTAAATCTGATCATGCCATTCCCATCCCAAAAGATGCTTCATCATAAAGCGATGTAGCCAGTTGGGTTTCTTTGGTTGATACACATGGAATGTGGGAGTGATAGCAATCTTGCCGACATACTTTGGGGAATCAAAAACCGACATTGGTTCTGTCGTAATTCCACTCATCTCATTCTGAGAATCAATTGGTGCAGATCCCTCATCCTTAGGGGTGATCTTCTTTCTACCACGTTTTGGTTTATCTAATGTCATACAACCTCCATATTAATTGCTTCAGTATAAAGACTCTTCATAAACTTCTTAACATTTTCTTTGTCAAGATCAGTTTCAACAGAATCAATATAATCATTTAGGACATCAAGGGTATCTTCTAGATTGATATCGTCGGAGACAGTGCCTTCGGTGAACTCAGAAAAGTCCTCAATGATTTTTACCTCATACGGATTCTTATTATACAGCCTAGCCATAAATTTGTCAAACTTGTAATAATCTGTTTTGCTAACGATTACCAACTTCACAAACTTCTGTTCTACTGCATCAAGGTCAAACGTATCAGGATCCATAGCACCATCGTCATACTCGATGCGAGTAAACATCTTATATGGGTTCTCAATAAAAGTCAACTGCCTTGTCGCCAAGTCAAACAAATGAAACCCACGAGGGTCATTGTAATCTTGCCAAGTTAGTTCGTAAGGATTCCCGAGGTAATAGATATGACCGTCATTATTGCGGTGATGATAATGACCAGAAAATACCATATCAAACTTATTAAAAATTGTTTTGTCGAGACCTTCATGACTCTCCATTCCTCTATACATTGCGAAGCCAGCGATCTCAAAATGTCCCATACAAATTTGAGCACTGGTGTTTTTCATTTCTGTCATACAAGCATCAAAGTTGTCTGGGCAGATCCAAGGGACAAACACAACATCAGAAGAAGTGTCTTCATAGTTTAAGTGAATTGTCTGTGGGCTATCAATGATGTTGATGTTATCATACTCACGCAGAAGAAGATCTGGTGAGTTGACTTCGTTCGTGTTCTTAAAGTAGGTATCGTGATTACCTGCAATCATATGAACTTGAATGTTCTTTGCTGCTAACTTATCGAAGAACATTTTCTTTGCCCTGTCAAGAGCATAGAAGTTCACATACTTTCGTCTATCAAAAGTATCCCCAAGAACAAGAACAGTATTAATACCAGCTGCATCAAGATTAGGAAAGAAAACATTGTCGTAAAATTTTTCGTAGAAGTCTAGGAATGCAACGCTGTCATTTCTTGCGCCAAAATGAATGTCGGTTATAATTGCTACCTTCATACACTACCCTTCGCTGCTGGACCATCGGCTCCGATCCTTGACGTGGGGTCAATTCCCTGTTTGTAGTATTTATTGTATAGATGTTTAGTCACGCCTGTCGCCTCCTTTAGTTCACGCCAACCATAATAGGTCTTGCCTTCATACTCAATTTCTCTAACGAATGGGTTGTCTTTACCTGTCAACCCATGCTTCCCATTTTGTCTGGCTTGATCCGCCGTAATTTTACCAGACGCCCAACGCTCTTTCATTTTCTCAGAATGTTGCTTTCTTCTTTCATCAGAGTTCATCCAGCCCACCATAACAGAATTTCGTTTCTTTGCATAATATTCCTTTGTTGCTTCCTCTTTGTGCCATCTTGAAGATGGGTGGTTTTCACCACGAAGCCCATACATAAAATTAGCCTTTCCAGGGAGAGCACCACCCCAAGGAATTGGGTCACAAACAACATCCATCTCAGCCAAAGTCCGAAATAGTTCCTTGGTTTCGTTATCCATGTCTTTTAAGAACATCCTAGCCTCCATAGTAGTTACCTTCTATTTAGGCAGTTTGGTGGTCGAAATGACTTATTTTTAGAAAAATTTATTCATCATCCTTTAGGTATTCTTCAAGAGCATTGGTCTTTTGTTTCTTCTTGCGCTTCTCTTTCTTGCGCTCCAAGAAGTCATCAAACTCAGTATTGTTCTGCATATAATTTAGGTAAGCATTTTTGTAGTCACCGTCATCATCATGTTCCTGCAACTCAAACCCATCAAACCCTTCAAGTGGTAGTTGATGCAACATCTTCTGCTTAACATAAGATTGCTTCTTCTCCTTAGAAATTCTTCTAATGAAGGCATAGTAAATGATTTGGGTAAAGTATGCAAAGGGATTGCTACTCTTGTTCGGATCAAAGTTCTTGATGTAAAGAAGACAGTTCTCCACGCCATCAAGAATCATATCATCGCGATATGAATAATTTATAAAGTTTGCTTTGTAAGAAAGGTGTGTTGCGATCTTCAAGAGACATTCGCCAACATAGTTGGGTACTCTTGGTGGCTCCTCACCTGCTTCTTCAGCCTCAACCAATGCCTGTCTCCAGTTGATTAGTGCTTGAAGAAATTCTTTGTTATCTACGTAATGTGTGGTCATAATATCAGTAACCCTCTTTCCTTGTTTTGTAAGTGTGGGTTCGATAAAATAAAGTTTACTCTTCTACTATTAAAAAGTCAAGTAAAAATATTTTATTGCAATGCTTGACAAAGTGCTTGACTTCTGCCATAATCATCGGTGCCAGGGTTGAAGATAAGGACTAATGTATAGTCTTAGTATTAGGCATCACAACCTTAGGTGCTTCCTCTTCAGCTTCATCCGAAGCGATCCCCTTCAAAAACTCCATAAGGTTGTCAACCCTTTCCGAGAGTTCCTCGACCGATTCAGGTCTATCTTCTTTTACCTCGATTGTATTTTCAAATTCATTGACCATCTTTACATAGTATGGTATTGCATATTGATGCAACTTCTTTTCGAAGATGATGTTCTCTTTTCTAAACGTGAACAGTTTGTCTTCAGAGAATTTGCAGTAAGGGGTAGCCGTAACGTGCTCACCCATCTCATCTGGTCCATTCTGGAATGCATATGTCTTTATCAACATGGGATACTCTATTGTAATCGTCCCATGCGACTCTTCTCTTTTTACTGCAAGAATTTGCTCACCAGTCGATAACTTCAACACGACATAGTCGCTGTCGACATGCAAATTGAATTCGTTATTTTCCATTTTCTACCTCTACCTCTACGATTTTGTAATCAAACTTTTCTTCAGAGTAGGTTTTGATCCTCTCTGCGAAATGATGTAGGGTATGATTCTTCCAAGATTTCCATGACAAATCATCAGCCAAATCATATAAATTACAACTTTGTTTACCGTTCTTCAGTCGAAGACCCCTACCGATGCTCTGTAGATTTCGGATCTTACTTTTACTTGGCGAGGCGAAGATGATGTTCTCGATCGAAGGTATATTAATACCAGTTGAGAAAGTCCCAAACGATGCAATAATGATAGCATCTTCTTCACCCTCGGTGATATGTCGTATTGCTTCACGATCATTTGCATCAACACCTCCGTAAACAAAGAACACCTTTCGTTTGTCATGAACTCTTTCTTTTATAAGTTCAAGCAAAACTTTACCGTGCTTCTCAACATATTGGAACAGAACAAGAGTATTTCCCTTTGATGCGCATGCTAGGTTTCTAATAAACTTGTTTCGTCCATCGTGTGTGACAAGGAAGTCCATTTCATCTTGGTATTGATTGTTCTTCCTTCCCTGTCTAGTGATGTCTGTGTATTTCAACAGCAGACACGTTATATTTAGTTTCACTAGTCGATTGGTGTCCATCAACTCTTTGGTTGTGGTTACTCGGTGGACTGGTCCAAATATTCCTTCCAATACGAGTCTATGGACTTTCTTATTATCCAATGTACCAGTAGTGCCAATGCGATAACGGACATCTGTTAGTTTCTCCATAACAGTTGTTAAAGACTTGGCTTTGAATTGGTGCGCTTCGTCACCAAAGATTACATCAAACTGATTGAACCATGTCTTCGGTTGTTGGTAAATTGACTGCCATGTTGTAATCAATACGTCTCTAGTAAATTCCTTAGGGAATCCTGCGTAAAGTTTTTGGCAATGCTTGTCAACCCTCCACCCATTAGCTGATGAGTAATCAGCGAAATCTGAGTATAACTGCTCAACGAGAGATGTTGTTGGAACAATAATGATACACCTACGGTTATTCTCTAGGTGCCATCTCATTGTAGTATATATGATAAATGATTTTCCTGAAGCAGTCGGCGACAGTAGTAAAACTCTTTCAGCAGTAATCGCTTTATGAACAGCTTCTAGCTGATAGTCTCTTATCTCGATAGGTTGACCGTGACCCATCGGATTTAACCACTGAGCAAAATCTTTAATTTTCTCTTCAGATTGTTCTGTTTCTGTGCGTATTTGGTTGACATAATTGATAGAATAACCAGAATTCGCAGCAAAGTTTTCTACGTAGCCCACTAGCCCTGAATAGAGTGTTTTTCTTATTTGATCGTATAAACGCACTTTTCCATCCCACAACCTCGCACGGTATTGTGGAGTGAACCTTGCGCCTGGATACTCATAAGTAAAGAACTGAGAAAGTTCTGCCTCTATTCCTTGGTCAGCAGAATAGCAGCGAATAAAAACCTCATTGACTTTCTCTACGTTGATAACACTCATTTAGGCACCACTAATAAACTTCTTCCACTCGATACTATTTCTAATCTGCCAATCTCTTGACTTGATTTGATGCATGACGCTTTCCAAGTAAGAGATTACGCTTTCTAGATACTCTTGCTTTAACTGAGCATCAGCTAAATCAAAGTCTCCTTCAAGAAACTCTTCCATCTCATTCTTCAATGGCTTAACACCTTGCCATTGTTCCCAACCATTTTGGTCAAGTTCATTTTTTGATAGTTCGCCACGATAGTAGCGAAACTTCACTTGACGTAAAGTGTTATAGTCCTTCTTGGCTTTAGCTAGTTTCAGCTTGTAGCCAATAAGGTAGTTTAAGTATTTTGCGTGGAGATTTGGTGTGCGGACAGATTCTTTGTCCAAGTGATCGTCGTCAATAACGCAATCATTCTCCCAAGCATTTTGTAGATCTTCAAGATTCATAACGAAACTCCATTGTTTATTCGAACTTGTAATACGAGAACCTAAAGTTAGCTCTTCCTACAAGATAGTTGACGTCAGTGTTTGTAGAAGCAAATTGTAAACTACTAATGCTCACTGGGAACAAATCGTAGAAGGTAACAACTTGCGACGGTTGATTGTTGTTGTTCAATATCAGTAAGGTAGCGTCTGAATAGTTTGTCGCTAACTCACTAGTATTTATCTGATCTAATTCAGACAAACTTAGATACTGATTGTAGTCTTGAGGGAAACCTAAAGCAACCATCCAGTTGTATAATGACTTATAGTTGTCCATACGCTCATCAATTAAAAACTGAATCTCTAGCTGTTCATATGTTAGAGTTTCACCTGGAACTGGAACCCTAGCGAATGGTGTGCCAAATTCTGGTTCACCGAGTAACAATCCTGGGAGGTTTACCTCTTGACAAAAGAAT